GACGCTCTTCCGATCTGGTCTTGCACGGGTGTGCAGGGGGTGTCCCCGGTGGGGGTTGGCGGGTTTTTCACCATGGAATCAAGGTTTTTGTGGTTTGTTGTTGGAATTTGATGTTTGGTTCGCTGTGATTGCCTTTGCTTCTGTTGCATGTTCTGCAGATGATTTGCCCGTTGTCGAGAGTGTTGAGTCCTCCCCTGCTGACGGGTGTGATGTGGTCGGCTTCGGGGCTGGTTGGCAGGTCATGTGTGTTCCAGGTGATGGTTGCTCCGCAGAGTGGGCATTCGGTTTGGCCTTGCTGTCGGGCTTGGGTGATGAGTCGTTGCCGCCAGCGCCGGTGGGCTTGGCTGGCTGTGCGGTTGGTGCGTGCCATGATGTGTCTATTCCTCGCCTAGCCCTGTACGGGTCTTATTTGCCTCTCTAACAGCCTAGGAACCGTTGGGGGTATGAATACTCTACCCTTGCCCTGCTGATCGATTCTGGGGGCTGTTTTGTTCGTTTGAGGGGGTGTTCTGTTTGTGCCGGGGTGTTTGTTTTCTCTTCATACCCCCTGACATGTGAAAAAGATCACATCGCCCCCCAGCTGTGTCAAAAAGAGAAGGACACGGAAGAAAAATGGGGGTGGATGGGTGTTCGCGTTTCCAGGCTTAGCGCTTGGCGCCTAACGTTGAAGGACACAGGCTAAGTGGGAACACCTTAAGGTTTTAAAGTCTTCTACATATAATATACACTTTAAGTCTCACCTGGTGTTAAGGGCGTGAGCGTGACACACCGTACGCCTGAAGTGAAACACGCTAAGCCGTAAAGGGACACGGGGCGTGAGAGTGTGGGGAGTGTACAAACCGGGAGCGTGCGACCGGTGGTACACGAGACACACGGCGAAAGCCCATCGGCGCTGACGGCAAAGGTTCCTCTTCTCCCCTGATGAAGAAAAGAAGAGAAGAGAGAAAGTACCAAAGAGAGTAGAGAAGTAAAGAAGTTAACCCCTTAGCTCTTCTAAAACTTTTATAACTTATAAGCTTTAATACTTATATTATATTATTATACCTATAAGCTTTAAGACTTATAGGTTATAATGTTAAAGTTTAAGACTGATGGTTAACGTTAAGTACTTAAGGTCTTTAATGTTTTATAGTTACTTTAAGTGTTTAAAGCTTTAAGGTTTTAAGTCTTAATAGTTATTTTAAGTTTTAAAGTCTTAAACACTGATGTTAAGTTTATATCCTTAAGTGTTAAGCCTTTAAGGTTTTATACTTAACTTAGGTATTAAGGTCTTTATACTGATGCTGAGCCTTGAAGGGCTCAGTGCTAAGTGTGTAAGCCTTTAAGGTTATTAATTAACTTTAAGTGTTTAAGGCTTTAAGACTGATGCCGAGCCCTTGAGGGGCTCGGTGCTAAGCTATCAGCACCTTAGCGCTAAGCCCTTAGGTCTTTAAGTGTTTGGTAGACTGATGGTAAGCGAGGTTGGGAAGTGCGTTAGCACTTTCCGGCCTTGCGTCCAGCTGGCTACCTGTCCAGCCTATCATACCCCACCTGGGATGAGTCAAACTGGTGGATTTGGCTCTATAGGCGGGTTTGAGGGGTGTAAACGGGTGTTTTTGGTAGTAAAGGTCCAAAAATTAAACCTAAACTTTTCCTTAAATTTTCTTAGAGTCTTGTAACCTTTACAGGTGGTTAAGGCTGAAACCCCTAGCCAGAACGGGTTTCACTCCCGGACAGCTGTCACACTTTACTCTCGTGTCCTTTCCGAACACGCTAGGCCCATCAGTGCTGAGGGTGTTCCCTCAGGCTTTCGAGTACTCGTCGCTGAGGCTCCTCGTACTCTCAAGCCTTCCCTGATGGCGTGTACCCCTTTCAGGGCTGAGCTCGATGAGGCTGATGCCGAGCCCTTGAGGGGCTCGGTGCCAAGTGTTCGGTGCTAAGACCTTTAAGTACCTCAGGTGTGAAGGCTGATGTTCCCCTTCTTTCTTTTACCGTGTCCTTCTTCCCCCACAGTATCCCACACTGTCCACATAGTTGAGGCTTAGCTAAGCAGGATAGGGGCTGATGATCTATGCCGAGATGGTTGATCGTGTATCAGGCTCTGGGGGGGCGTCTAGAATCGATTAGAATGTACTGGGGGTATAAATACCTAGCCCCCACCCTGTAAGGCGCTCCTAGGCGCCGTGTGAAGGCTTTAAACGGCATTTCTGGGCTACACCCTCCACGCCAGATCGGCAGAGTAGCCTCGAGAGTGCACACCAAGCTAGGCGAGTGTGGCCTATCTCACACAGTATGAGGGTGTAGATTCCATGCCCAGATCTGGCACCTCTACCCCCGTCATGAAAGCCAATGTAGATCTGCCTGGTCATCTACCGAACCTGCTATCACCCAAACATACCCCTGAGACGCCCTAGAAGCCCCCTAGAATCGACCAGCAGTGTCAACACTGCATAATCCTACCCCTAGAAGATTTGAGACGCCGAGAGAGGCCATAAAGGCTTAAGTGACATCTGTCACATCCGACACACCCTCCATGAAACGCTCACTGGGTTTGAGCGCCACCTTGACTATGAGGTTACAGAACGCACAGTCTAGAAACCACAACAACCCCTATACCACCGAAAGGAGCATCACTCATGGATGGCACACTCATCACACCATCATTCACCAGTCTCTACGGGCAGACAGAAATCGACCCGCTCAGCCTCCACAGCCTCACCGGAGACCATTCAGACGACATGGATCTGGATATGGTGCGCCGCATGTACCACGCTAAAGTACAAGAAGCCATACGGCTCATCCGGCCCCTGTGGACTGTCACCCTCGACGGCGCCATATACGGGTCACCCGACTGGCAGCCACTCACCGAGAACGAAGCTGAGGAACTCCACGATCTCATCGACATGATCGACGTAGACGCCATCCTGGTCGCATCCACCCGATAAACCCTCAACAACGTTATAAGCAACGAAAAGGACATAATCATGCACAAGATCGCCAACCACTTCACCCAGCTCTACACCCCCGCCAGCTACGACTGCCCCACACCCTTCGACCTGACACGCCTCGAAAACCTCTCCTGCGACCACATGGATTTTGAGGGCCTCGCCGAAGCCTACCGGCAGAGCGTGGAAGCCGAACTCCACAAGCTACGCCCCGACACATTCATCGCATCCGATGGCACCGTGTTCAGCCACAACGAGTGGAAGCCGCTCACCGGCGGTGAAGCCACACAACTCTACTGGAACGTGAGCCGCATCAACGTAGGCCATCTACTCACCCTGTGTGCCCGATAAAACCCCTAGCCACACACCAAACGCTCACAATCGTTGAGCGCAGCCTTGACACAGGCCACCGCCCACACCATGATTAATCATGTCAGCAACGAACAACACCCCGGAAAGGGGACAACAGTCATGAACAAGAAAAAAGGCTACACCATCGCCGGAATCACAGCCGCCATCATTGCCGCCGCCTCATTCATGCCAGCCCCAGACGACAATCCGCCACTCGCCTCACAGCCCGCCCCACAGGCCACCACAGCCAACACCGAATGGACACCTGAAACCGTCCAACAGCGCAAGGCTGAGAAGAAAGCCCGCCAGGCCGCAGCAGTCCGCTCCCTACAAGCCGAACAGCAGAAAGCCCACAAGCAAGCCCAAACACGGGGTGAAGAAACCTCCACCGGACTCACCATGATCACGGCAGCACACACCTGCAACCGCAAAGCCGAACAACAGGCCGCCGCACACGGTGTCAACTGGAACGGCAACCCCGACATCGACCTCCAACTCCACAAAATTATTGGTAAAGACACCTTCTCCATCGTCTACGGCGCAACCATGAAACAGCCCGGCGCATCCAAACTACCCGTCACCGTCCACTGCCTCGTCACCGGAACAGAAGAACACCCGCACGTCACCGACCTCAACATCAACCCGCAACAGTAACCCGCCAAGGAGCATCCCCGATATGCCTCTCCTCTCCCACTACGCTGTCACCACCGGACTCGCCGATACGGCACACATTATTCACCACACCGGCGGCACACTACGCACAGCCACCGACATCGCCTCCCGCATCAACACCCTCAACCCAGACATTGATCTCGACCACCAAATCAAACAGCTACAAACAATCGAAGCCGACCTGTACAACATTTATAAAACCATCAACACCATTCTTCAGGAGCAAGCATGAACACACCCAACAACAACATTGAGCTACACAGTTACGAAACGTTCTTCACCAGCCTAGCCTGGATCCAAGGCGGCATCATCACATGGATGTACGCAACCGGCACCCCACACAAGGCAGCCCTCGCCATTATTGCCGCATGCGCCCTCGCCACCCTCCTGGGTGCATCAACACTCACCAACAATCCCCGAAACAGCAAATGATCACAACACCCATCCTGATAGCTGAAACCCTCGCCATCATTATTCTCGCCGTAGCACTCGCCCACAACCCCAACCAGTAACCCACACTTAAGGAGCACACACCCCATGGATGAGCCAACCAGCATGTACACTGACCCTGATACTGGTGCCCGAAAAGAATTGAAACTCTGCAGGCTCTCCCTCATCGACCCCGCAGCCTTGCATGCCCTCGGCGAAGTAGCCGGATACGGTGCCACCAAATACGGCGACAACAACTGGACCGGAGGATACCCGTGGAGCCACAGTGTCGACGCCCTCTACCGCCACCTACTATCATGGCAGCAAGGCAACAACCTCGACCGCGAATCCGGGCTACCGCATCTAGCCCATGCTGCCTGGCACTGCCTCGCACTCCTCGCATACCAGCAACACGATGCCGGCCAAGACACCCGCAACCCATGGAACAAAAGCGACAAGTAATGCCTCTAGCACAAAAACCATCCACCATCAACCATCCAGGCCACATCTCCTACAGTTCACTCACTCAGTGGGCCGAATGCGGAGAAAAATGGCGCCTCTCACACGGCTACCACGCCCAACACCACACCTGGTACGCCACCATCGCCGGAAGCGCCATACACCACATCACCGAACAATACGACCTACACCTGTACAACCCCGCCGAATATCCTGCACTGCCAGACAAACTCTCATCCTTCAAAAACATTTTCGACACCCAAATCGCCCTCGCCGAATCCGAAGGCACAGAAATCAAATCCTCCGGCAGAATATGCAAAAACATGTGCGAGTCGGGCGGGCCACACAAGAAAGACTACGAATGGTGGATGATGTACGGGCAAATCTTCGTGGACAGGTGGAAAACATGGAGACGCAATCACCCAGAATACGCTACCGCTGTTATTGACGGCCAGCCGGGCATCGAATACCCGGTAGAAACCACCCTCCAGGATGGCATCCAGATCGTTGGCTACATCGACCGCATATTCACCAACACCGACACCGGCGAAACCTTCATCCTCGACCTCAAAACCGGACGCCTACCCGCCGACAGCATGCAGCTGCACACCTACCGGTACATGCTCGAACAACACGGCAACGATGTGACAAAAGGCATGTTTTGGACGCCAGCCACCAGCCGCAACGACGACAAGTCCCCGACACAAGGCACATCCACCGAACTCTACGACCTTGACAACAACACCTACCGGCATGTATCATCCATGTACAGTCAAGCAATGAAAGGAATCAGCCAAGGCATCTTCGTACCCCACGTCACAGCACTCTGCAAAGGATGCCCCGTCAAGGACGCCTGCTGGGCTGTCAACGGGAAAGACGCCTACAGGTACCCTATAGAAACCACCATCACAGCCCCAACACAAGAAGACAAGGAGCACCAGTGACCGACAACACAGACGACTACCGATTCACCGTCACACTCAAATACGGCGGAGACTACGCCGCACCCTGGACCGTCATCCGCGGAGACACCGCCGACCAGGTAAAGAAGACTATCATCGACCTGCTAGGCGGACTCAAAAACAGCTCCGCGGCAAGGAACTGGGACCTGGCAACACTGATCGCCACAGCCTCCATCATCCTCCAAGACCGATACAACCAGGCCGCCAAAGACTACGTAGACAACATCGCATCAAACGAAAACAGCATCATCATCGACAAAATCAACAATGCCACAAGCAAGGCACAGCTAGCCGACCTCCTCAAACAGTACAAAAAGACCATCACCAGCAACAGTGACGTATCCAAAGCCTTCCGCAGCAAACGAAACAGCCTCACCCGATAAAACCAACAAACAAACCAACAAAACAGTAAAGGAAACAACAATGGGACTCGCCAACTACCGCAGCAACAGCAGCAGCACCTTCTTCAACCCCTCCCGAAACCAGGACGCCACCGCCATCGCCTTCAAAGTCCACGACGTGGAACACAACACTGAAGGCTACGGTGGACAGACCGCCGATCGTATTTACGCTGATGTCACCATCTTCCACACACTAGACGATCTCAACAGCGGCACCCCAGAAACCATCCCCAACGCTATTATTGAGAAAGCGCGCGGCAGCAACGACCGCCCACACTCCATGATCCGCGATCTAGAAGCCTACCTTGGCGAGGAGCAGGCCTTCAAACTCGCCACCGTACGCACCAAAAACGGCTTCAATGCGGTCGTGCTCAAACCATTGGACGACGCCATCTACGATAAGGTTGCCGAATACGTCGACAAGCGCGATAACGGCCAGTTAGACGACACCACAGCCTCTACTGACATCGATATCGACTCCATCTGACCACCAAAACAACATCCAACCGACAGATAGATAGATAAGGTCCCGATGCTCTCTCTACAACGATCCTTCGAGAGGGCCTCCCAAACCGCAGCCGAGCTGCCCCGCATACCCCAGCTAGACCCCCTCTACCGCAACCTGGACATGCACATCCACAAAGGGGATTTGGTGATGATTGCGGGGCGGTCCGGCAGCCAAAAATCCGGGCTAGCCATGTTCATCACCGCCATGCTCAACCAGCCAGCCCTCTACATATCAGGGGACATGACACCCTGGGAGGCCTCCACACGAATCATCTCCCTCAACACCCAACACACCACCGCCCAGATACAACAAAACATCGACGACTACGGGCCAGAATACTATCGAGACAGCATCCACCACGGCCAACACATCACATTCTCATTCCAGTCACCCATCACCTGGACCGACATCACAATGGAATTACAAGCCTACATGGAAATGTGGAACACCTTCCCACCACTCATTGTTATCGACAACCTGATGGACATCCAAGACTGCGAGAGTGACTACCAGGCCCAACAAGAAGCCATGCAATGGATCACAGCCCTCGGCCGCGACACCGGATCCACCCTTATTGTCACCCACCACGCCACCGACAAAACCGGAACCGACATCGAACACCCCCCAGCACGCCGAGAAATCAAAAACGGCCTCTCCGAAAAACCACAACTCATCCTCGGAGTCTCCTTCTACGGCGGCGAAAACAACGGCAACGGCCTCACCATCCCCGCCGAGGCACGCATCGCCGTCCTAAAACAGCGCACCGGCAAATCCAGCCCAGACGGAACCCGATACGAACGACTACGAGCCTACCCCGAATACACATTCTTCGGACCCCTCGCCGAAAAACAGCCATGGAACATGACCCCAACACACAAAGGACTACCATGCCGACACAACAGGCACGCAACCGCAGGGCAGGAGCCGAATGGGAAACACGACTCCTCCACCAACTACGAGACACCGGCCATGATATAGAACGCCTCCACCTCAACGGTAAAGAGGACGAAGGCGACCTCATCCTCACCACCGGCCACAAAATCTATGTGATCGAAGCCAAAGCCGGACAGGCACACCTCGCCGAATTCGTGAAACAAGCCAGCCGAGAGGCACGCAACTACGAAACACACCGAAACCGCGAAAACCAGTCCACCATCGGACTCGTCATCATGAAACAGCGCAACAAACCCTGGAGCGAAGCCTATGTGGTATCAACCCTCAACGAGCTCCTCCCACACCTCTGACACCCGCCGCCTCCTCGACACCTACCAGATACGGTACAACCCATCCAGGAACGAGCAACACATCCTCTGCCCTCTCCATGACGACCACCAGCCCTCCATGAGCATCAACCTCGACAAGGGCCTCTGGTACTGCCACACATGCGGCATTGGAGGCGGACTCGCCAAACTACAACAACGACTAGAAGAAGAAAACCCGAATGTACGACAGCCTACAACCCTACAACCTTGCGGAACGCCGCCGAATCCAGAAAGCCTCAGCCCGCTACGAAACCCATCTCGAAAACATTCTCGACCTGCTCTCAGCAAGAGGCGTCAGCGAAGAAACAGCCCGCTACCACCACCTTGGATACATCGACAATGACCCCATACCCGGCCACGAAAACTACAACCAGTGCATCACCATCCCCTACATGTACCCCGTTTGGGACGGCCCAGCCGAAATACGAAAAATGCGTTTCCGCTGCTCACTCCCACACGACTGCAAAACCCACAACCACCCCAAATACTTAACCCCGGCAGGAGACACAGGCTCCATCTACAACATGGCCGCCATGGCCAACCCGGCAGCCGAAATGCACATTTGCGAAGGCGAATTCGACTCCATGATCCTCGAACAATGCGGATGGTCGGCCGTAGCCATCCCCGGGGCCACCTCGTGGCAAAACTTTTGGACTAAATTCTTCGAAGGCTACGACCACATCTACATCTGGTCAGACCCAGACTCCGCGGGAGACAAGATGGCCCAAACCCTCCAGACCGCACTTCCCCAAGCCGTACACGTACCCCTCACAGTCGGTGACGTCACCGACACCTACCTGAAAACAGGCAAAACAGGGTTGACACAAGCCCTCAACACAGTGCTACAGTAAAACCAGACAAGCAACCACAACACGGAAAGGTACACTAAAACATCATGGATCCCCTCGACACGTGCCCCATCCCCGGCCGCCGCGACACCTCTAAGGCCGCCAGGAGACGCATCCGCCTCGCCATCATCGCCGAAAAATGGGCTGATGGTGAAGACCCACTCCGCATCATGCACACCTGGGGCACCACCTACGATGGGATGCGATCCATGATCCGCGCCAACCCCGACATCAGGCTACCCGACGACATGGCCAAACGTTTACACAAAATCTGCCGGGAAGCCTACCCCAAAAACCAGCCCAACAGGCACCGAAGCGGATGGGACCAATACGAAAAAGACTACTACACGGAGGAAATACTCTTCCTCGACCAGTTCAATGTGCCAGCCCTCGAAATCCTTAACCGGCTCGACGTGTCGTGGACCATGTGGAAACACATCATTAACGAGCAGCACCTGACACGTTTACAGCAGGAGACCGACAACGCCTGCCAGTGGGCCAACCTGCGAAAACAGCACCCTGACAAGACCGATCAGGAAATCACCCAGATGATGTACAGTAACCAAGTAACGTTCAGCAAGGTGATGAAAACCATACCCGCATAAACATCCATGACACCAGCATAGTATTTGCACACTCTTTCACACATAGGAGACATGATGGTTACTAAAACCCAACACTTGATCGACATGTACGGGGACAACAACGGCAAGTTTCCCGAACACCTACATGACGTCATATGCGGCCGTGCCATCATCCACAATGCCGGCGAAGTCTCATGGTGCACCCGCAAACCAGGACACGACGGCGACTGCCGCACAGGATGGCAGCCCACCACACAACCGATAGGACATCATGGCAACCAAAACTGAAACCCTCATTCAACGCTACGGCCGCAAAGCCGCAGACGTCCTCGCCGACAGGTCTATACCCGCCACACAGCTAGCCCGAATGCTCACCCAGGCAGGATACCCCATCTCCGCCACCGTTATCAAAGACTATCGCCGCAAACAAGCCAACACCATCCAGCAACAAGAGGATACCCGATGATAGACAATATAGACCGGCTACTCACACAGCTAGCCAACCACGACAACGCCATCGACACTATCGACGACAATCTAGCCAATGGTACTGTACGCCGCACACGAATCTCCGAATGGACACTCCCCAACGGAGAAACCGGCCGATCCGTACAAAAAATAATCGACCACCAACCCGCAACAAACCCCTACCCTGTAGACGAACTCGTTGATAAACTAGCCGAATGGACACCCCCAAAACCAGCCGACAACACCCACACCGACTACAGCAATACGGCCTTCGTCATCGGGGCAGGCGACTTCCAAATCGGCAAAGGCATCCCCGGCGGAGAAACAGCACACTTCGCCGACGACTACCTACACTCACTGGCAGCCGCAAAACACTACTGGCAGCAAGCAGGCCAGCCGCAACGGGTCCACATCGCATTCCTCGGCGACATGATCGAAGGATACGTGTCACAAGGAGGCAACAACGCCTGGCGCACACAAACACCCCTGACGGAACAAATCAGGCTCACCCGCATGGCCATGATGCAACTCATCCACCAATTCGACCACTGCCACAACGTGACAGTCACATCCATCCCCGGCAACCACGGCGAAGCAGTACGCTTCGGCAAAGGAGTCACCACCTACGACGACTCCTTCGACGTAGACTGCTGCCGCGCCATCGCAGAAGCCTACCAACTCACCAACCAATACCCCAACCTACACTTCCACTTCCCCCAACGGGACGAAATGACCACCACCGTAAACGTAGCCGGGGCTACTATCCTTCATGCCCACGGACATCAATGGCGCAACAACCAACACTACGAATGGTGGCGCGGCCAAGAATTCCACAACGGAACCGTATCTAATATTCTCATGGCCGGGCACCGGCACCACCTCGAAATATCCGAGCAAGGACAACGCACCTTCATCCAATGCCCATCCATGGAAGGAGAATCCGTCTGGTACCGGCACAAGACGGGCACCACCGGCCACCCCGGACTCGTGTGCTACACTATCAACAACAAAACACCAAACAACTACCAGATAGCCCGATAAAAACCATGAGTAGACGACCAACCAAAGTAGAACAAGCAACCACCGCCAACTGGGGATGGGCAACCCCCCACCACCAACACCAGCTACACAAAGCCTGCACCAACATTGCGCGCCACTACCCGGCCGTCAACCCCGACGACCTACACCAAGACGCACTCCTCTACATAGCCGTACGCAACCAATACCACCAACTGGAAGGCAACCAGTGGACCCAAATGTGCTACAGGGTAGCCCAACGGTTAGCAAACAAGGCTACACAACACCTAGACCTACCCAAACCAGTCCAAGAAATCACAGCCATAGCCGACAACCAAACCAGCAACTAAAAGGGAGAACACACACCATGGTCACAACCATCCTCGACGACGGAACCCAAACCACCAGGCTACAAACAGTAGGCTCCACCACCACCGCCATCATCACCAACACCGAAACACCCGAAACCATCACCGCCAAATACACCATCGCAAAAGATGGCACAGCCACCTACAGCATCAGCGGCAACACCTATTTGGGAGACCACCAACACATTATTAAACTCATGTACGACTACTGCCACTGCGTCGGACGATTCGACACCACCGGCACCAGCCAGCCAGACAACCTCGACAACCTATTCAGGGGATGACCAAATGAGCCGAACCTACACCACCGCCGACATCATCCAAGCCGCACAATGGATCTGGAACGGCGGACCATGGAAACCGAGCGTGGAGCCGGGCATGCCACCCCCACCAACCGCGCCACAACACCACGGCAACAACATCGTCACCATGATCGACCTACAATTAGCGATAGACGACTACACCCTATCATGTGAACCCTCCAAGCAGAGGAAACGGCTAGCACGCCTGGCAGCCTTCCGCGAAGTATACGGCTACGATCAAACATATGCGTCGGCCGCCCAACGATTGGGTGTCACCCGGCAAACAGTGAAACAGTGGGCAGACCAAACACTGATGACGTTAACCGAGTACGCAAACAGCACATACTACATGCCAGACGATAACGAAGGAATGGCATAAAAACCATGGACAACACAACCAACATCCTCTACACCGCCCTCAAAACAGCGGTACACCGTATCATCCAACAACAGCCCACCAACATGCAGCAGCTAGAAAACATTGTTGACGGTGTCGAAAACCAGTACCATGTACCCATCTCACTCGATGACGTGAACCTCACCGTCAAAGAAGTCAGCCTCGACAACCTCACACTGGATCAGGACACGCTAGACGAGTGCAGCGAAATCCTATGGGACTGCGACAGTGCAGGACACCCCACAAACAACCAGCAGCCGAAGGCAAGCCAGGCGGCCATAGACTGGCTAGCCCGAATCGCATACCAAGCCAAACTACTGCAAGCAGAGGCCGACGATATCATGCAGTCTATCATCAGCCACCGCGACAATTATAAAAATGTTATCGGCCAGGATGTTCTACACCAGGCCAACGAAACGATCTCCGCCTGCCTCCACCTGGACCAGCTCATCGAAGACACACTAGACGACAACCTGTAAAACCCCTACAGAACACAAAAAGAGTGCCCCAGCAGCAGCCACCACACAACCGTGGCAGCACCGCTGGGGCACACATCTATATTCACTTATGCAACAGTAGACTCTACCGTGCCAACCTCCGACTCGGCCGCCCGCTTCGGCTCATAGCCTCCAAGATCAGCATCATCCGTCGGCTCGATCATGCCAGGATCCGACACATCAACCATGTGCGGCTCAACCAAGCCCCCATCATCCGGTGGAACCAAACCCGCATCCACCTGAGGCTGCCTGCCAGGCTTACCAGCCACAAACGACGGATTACCAAACGAGGTAGCCACCGACAACACTGCTGCAACCGTTGCCGTGATCAGCGCGGATTCCCACGGCAAACCACGAAACGACTCCGCAGTATAGGTGACACCCGCAGTAACCCCCAACACAGCCACAAATGTTTGAATAAAAGTTTTCAGGGCACGCTCCAACAAGCCCAACCAAAACTGTTTACCCATCACACATCACCATCACTTTTTCAACCGGTTCACATCCGCCTCAAGCCTGGCAAGACGGCTGCGACACTCCAGCACGTAATACCAGACACTCCACAAGGCATCCTTAGTACGCCACAGCTTCCCCGTCACCGGATTCTTCACCCACAACAAGGCCTCCACACGGCGCGCCAGGTCACCATTCTGCACCTGAACCACACCCACATCGTGATGCAGCTTATTCACCGACTGGGCCACCTGCCCAGACAACTGTTTAATCTGATTATGTAACGCCTGTACATCAGCCATACTCAACTCCTCACTACTACTACCGCCGTTGACTACGGCCATAAACCTGTCCCACGGAAACCACGGCCCAGGATCATCATGATCCGACTGATGCCACGCATCCGTCACATCAGTATGCCCGCAGATGCCCCGCCTGCCCGCTTTCAGATCGGATACGCTAAGCTTCCTTTTCGGAACGCTATGCTTGTCACACAACTGCCGGCACAACACCGCAGCACGCTCCACGGCAGGCCACACCCTAGGATCAAGCCACTGCTCCCTCGTGTAAGCATGCCCTGGTACCCGGAACGAGGCGTGCGAACCCCCATCCGCGCAAATCTCTATACCCAAACTATGCGGATTCGGCGGGGCATGCCACCCAATCGTAGACTCCGACAGGCACTGCACCGTCTCCCCAATATCACACACATAATGGGCAGAACCACCCGCCGATGGGGAAGCGAAATAGTTCGCCGTAGACACCGCCCGACCCTTACGGGAAGCAGACGGAAACCCCACATCCGGGCATGTCGCATGAATCACAACCCTGTTCACCGGACTATTAGAGCCGGCCGAGTGATGCGCTGCAGGAATAAACCTCACCGCATGTCACCACCAAACACTACTATCAACACCAGTAACACCCTTCCCTTGTCTTGTTCACCTACTGGATGATACGGTAACCACAGGTGACGGGGCCACACCCTCACAGGCCGCAGAACCCGATATGGTAGAGACTGTACCGTCACTATATTTCACAGCCAGGCGGCCCCCAGCACAGTACACCGATATCACCGAGCGCCCATCCTTACCATCCTTACCGTCCTTGCCATCCCGGCCATTCGTGCCGTCAGCACCGGCAGAACCCTGCGGACCCTGAGGCCCTACAGGGCCACGCTCACCCTGTGCACCGGCTGCACCAGGGGGACCGGCAGGACCATCCTTGCCATTCACACCGTCAGCACCATCAGCGCCATCCCTACCAGGCACACCATCCTTGCCATCAACACCGTCCACACCTGCACGGCCCGGAACACCATCCTTGCCGTCAGCGCCAGGCAACCCTTGCGGGCCAGCCACACCATTCAAACCCGGAGACCCCTGAGGACCAACAGGCCCAACCAGCCCAACAGAACCATCAACACCAGCCGGCCCCTGCGGCCCCTGCGGGCCACGCACACCAGCCGGGCCAGGCACACCCTGCACACTCTGCTCAACACGCTGAGCATCCACACACAAGCCAGACCGGTGAAGACGCACCGACTCCCGTCCACCCTGCGCACACGCCTGCTTCACACGGGCAGCCAACCCTTTAGCGGCTGCACCATTCGACTGGGCTCGAGTCTGCTCCGAATCCCTTTGCGAAGCCACAGAACCATACCTTAAAGCACCCCCAGCCATCGCCACCAACAACACAAGCGACAGGAACAGCAAGATCAGGGAAGCCTTCTCAAACGAGCGGCGCTGCCGCTTCTCCTCCTCCAACTCCCTCACAATTCACCCCCCACCACCATCAACAGTATCCTTCAAAAACTCGGGCAAATCAGGCATCTTCACAGGCTCAACATCATCCGGCAGATTCGCGTTATAGCGGTGAACAATATGGCGAATATTCCACGTGTACTCTTCCATCGCATCAACCTGCGCAGACAACTGCCTCAACCGCTTCTTCGACCTGTACGTAACCGCCTGAACAGAACCCAAAACCGTGGCGATAGCGGTACAAAGAGAGGCCACAAGCGTAGGTGTAAACCATGACACTACAGCCCCCTACCACTACAACCACCACAACACGTCACATATCCGCAGGCCGTGCATTACACGCCGACAGCAATCCAGTTAGCAACAGCGGGCACACCGGAAGGCTTCGAACCGTCATTCGTGATAAACGCCAACCCAAAATCCTTGGCAGTCACATTGTAGGCTTTCACATCAATCTGTGTCGTGCCACCAGCAGCAGTGCCCATAGACGCCACCACCACCGGCGGGCTAGCAAACCGCCGCTCAAACGGGACCGTGTAAGCATACACATTCGAACCACCAAACGTGATAGACTTCGTGCCCGTCTCAATCCTCGGAGACAGGAGCATCCACTCGCCCGAATGGTTAGCCCACACAGCCCCCGAAGGCACCATCACACGGTCACCCTCCACAGGGGTAGGGTCACACGCTGCAGACTCCCCAAACGCCACACGGGCCGCTATAGCACGCCTATCCAACTGCTGCTGCAACCCGTCAGACGACAACACCAAAGTAGCCAACAGCTGCTGATGGAACACGCCAGGCTCAGCCCTCAACACATCCCTAGCACGCTCCGAAGACCCGCCAGGAACAATCTCCAACTTCGCCGTATTCTCCTGCCAATCCCGCGACAACACCACATAGTCGTACCTTGGCTTCCCCGGGCCCGGAAGCGGCTCCGTCACCGTCTCAACACTATTCGACGTGCACATCACCCCGTGAGCCCACGCCTGCCCCGGCAACACCTCACACAACACCGTGGCACCCTGAACAGTAGTGCCCACACGAAAATCATCCGGCCCTTTCACGGACGGCATATTACCCATCAAACCAGACATTTGAGCCCAATCATACTCGGTCAACACACCATCAAACCCTTTACACACAATACCCACAACAAACCCCCAATTCTTTTCTAGAATTTTTGCAAATCCCGCACACCCGCAGCCAAACCAGCCACACGGCGAGCCAACAACGCCGACGGATTATCCTCATAATCCCCAGCAATCGGTGTCACCTTCGTCCACCCGTCACCAGGCGAATCACACTCCACATCAATCTGCCGAACAATCTCCGCAATAGGCCCCGAACCCACATCCACATAGATCAAATCACCCGGCATCAGACGGCCAGGCCCAAACCGCAACACATCCGACTCAGCCAACTCGATCTTAAACCCCGACGTGGCCCCCGACTCGGACAACACCTGCTCAGCCTCATCAATAAGATGCACATGTTCAGAATCCGTGTTACGGGCATCCTTAAACACCTCTACACGATCAAACCAGTCATCCTCGGCCGCCGAATCAACATCCTCACAAAACAGCCGATCCTTACCCTCGCCGCGGCCACCCACAACCACCGAAGTAGCCTTCGGGGCGTCACGCACATACTCCCACGACACAATCGAACCCGACTCGGCAGTCAACACATGCTCACGAGTCACAGCAGGCACACAATCAAACAGCAAACCACGCTGATCAAACTTCACATTCTCAAACTGGTTCACCGTAACAGTCATCCGAGCCCACGACAACACCGGCAACAACTTATCCGCAAACAAGTGAAACCGGGCCTGAAAATCCTTAATAAACCGTCCACGCTTCTCATCATCAGTCAGAAACACCTCCGGCGGAAACCGCCACGCATTATCCCGCAACACCTTCTTAGCCACCGACTCCGCCGGACCCGAATAGTGGGCATAATCCCTGTCCGCACGCCACTCCATACCAACCAAACCAGGACGATAATTCACAGGCCACATCAACATACGCCACAACAGGCGAATATCATCCTCACACGTGATAGTCACACGGGAAGAACGCCACGGACCCACACCATGAACCTTACGCACAGGCCCAGAAAAAATCTGGCCACCACCATAATCAACAACCAGCCGTGCACCCGGCCTAGTCAACCCGTCAAGCCTGGAATGATCCCCAGACACCACCAACTCCAAAGTGGACAAACCATTCCACTTCAACGACAGTTTCAACGACTCAAAAAAATTGATAGGGGCCACACGGCGATAATCAGGTGTAAACAATGTTACATGCGGAACAAGACCAGCCATCAACCATTCACCAAGCCCTCAAAAACCTGTACTGCACCGACACAACAATGGCACCCAAACCAACCATCTCAATATTCACACTCCGAGAACCGCCAGGCGGGATAGGCGCAAACTCCCACTCCGTCAAACGATCCATCACATCCTCAAACCCGTCCAACAACGCAGACTGCTTGCGAGGATCCGTATCAATAGTGATCCAATCATACTCCTCAACAGGATAGTCCGAAGACACACGCAAACCATCAATCTGCACAGACCACGACTCCAAAGGACCCTCAACACGAATCACAGGCCACGCAGGCACATCACCCCTGTTAGACAGGTTATCCCAGCCAGAGCCCACACCCGGTGTTAACACCACAGGAAACGCTGTACCCTTCTTGCCGACAGGGCCGCCACCCAACCAATCCTGCAACTTCGCGTTACTGAAACGAAACTTCTGCTCATCCCCATACCAAAACGGGTCATACGCTGTCAAATGAAGCACATAGCGGGCATAACCCCTGTTCACCGGATCCACCGTAAACGTGTCATCAGCCGAATCAAACCGGCATTTTAGCACACGCTCTTTGCCGGCAGGAGTCTTCACCGACAGTTCACCCTCCTCACCCGGGGGAAACGCAGACCACAACTCGTCATAGGCCTTCAAAAAACCGTCACGAAACCCGCCCGCCGGATCCTCGTCGACACCCGACACCAGGACAGGCAAAGTCACCTCGCGAGGCTTCACATTAAACCCGCGCCACTCCGAACCATGCACACCAACATGCGTTTGAGAAAACTGCTCCACCTCAGGCATACCCAGGCCGCGCAACGAATCATTCAACAACATCACCGGAGACTGCCCCGTATAATCCGTCAAATGAAGCACACGCTCCGGATCATTACGAAACAACGGAAACATAGTCCAATCCACAATCAAACCGGCACGATCAGACGGGTCAGGAATAAACATGCATACCCCTTTACTCACATGTAGGCCAACGCGTTCAAAGCGTCACGCTGCTGCCGCTCAATCCGCTTCGCAAACTCGTTCGGATCACCATACGTAGGCCCATTCACATTCACCACAACACTCTCACCCTTGGCACGCTGATACTTGTCATACGGCGTAAACGAGCCCACAGACGACCGCAAACCAAACCGGGCATCCACCACATCAGGCAGCCGGCCAGCCACACCCGACATCGCATCCAACGCCAAACCCGCATTCCCGGTGATCCCCTCAGCCAAACCGGCAACAACCTGCCGGCCAACCTCGTCACGAAACACCCGAGATGGGGAATGAATACCCAGAGCAGACTTAGCAGCATTCGCAATCTGGGAACCCATGTTACGCACCGTATCCAACAGGCCACTCATAGCATTCCGGATACCATTACCCAAACCAGACACCACATCACGGCCAGCAGACACCAACAAGGACCCCATACTACCCAAGGCGCCCCTAATATTGCTGGGCAGATTCCGGAAAAACCCTATCACACTATGCACACCATTAGACACCGCGGACCCCATAGCATGCATAGCAGAAGAAGCCGCACTCCGGGCACCATTAAACCCGCGCACAGCACCACTACGAACCCTAGACGCCATCGACCCGAAAAACCCGCCAACAGCAGACGCCACCGAAGACACCACACTACGTATCCCGTTCATGGCGGAAGAAACAGCGCCACGGGCCGCGTTAAAACCAGACCTCACATGGCTAGCAACAGAAGAACCCAGCCTGGCAAAAAACCCCACAACCGCGGCCACACCGGCAGAAATGATCGACTTAAACCCGCCCATAAACGCCGACGTAAACGCCCTGATACGATTCCAGCCAGCCTGAACCACCGAACCCATACGTGCCAAACCAGACACAAAATGGGCCACAACCCACCCGATAACACGGGCAACAGCAGCAATCACACGGGCAACAGCCGACACAACAGCACCAACAATACGGGCCACAAACCCTACCACAGAAGCCACCATCGGAGCCACAACCGCAAGAATACGGGCCACCACCTGTATCACAACCGCAACAACCTGCACCACCACACGCATAACCGCCGCAATCACAGGCATCAACGACCGGATCAGGCCGATGATAGGTGGCAGCACAGACATGACCGCACCCAAAATCTGCTGAATCACCGGCATCAACACCGGCACCAACTGCATGACCACGCCAACAACCTGACGTATCACAGCAACAACAGCCTGCAACACCGGCATCAACGTAGGCAGCAACATGGCCGCAACCTGCGTCACCATACCAATAATCTGCGTAATCACAGGAACCAGCCGGGCCACCAACATACCAATCACAGGCATCAACTGGGCAGCCAAACCGGCAACCAAACCGATAATCTGGCCAAAAACGGGAGCCAACCGTGCAACCAAACCAGCAACCAAACCAAACAGCGGTTGAATAGCGGCCATAATCTGCCCCAACGCCTGGCCAACAACCCCCACAAGCTGCATCACCGCGGCACGGAACTGGGCGTTCGTAGCAAACATTGCAGCAAACAGCCCGATCACAATACCAACAGGGCCACCCAAGGCACGGAACACGCCACCAAGCCCGCCAGCGGCACCCTTCAAAGCACCAAACGACGGCAACAAATTCTTCAACGACACCGCCAACGGGGCAAACCCTGCAACAAGCTTCCCCACACCGGCAGCCACAACACCAAACACCGCTGTGCCACCCGCAAACATCGCAGCCAAATTCACCTTAGGAACAGGCAAATGCATTCTCGCAAAAATGCCCTTCAACTGCTCCACCTTAGCGCGCATCTGCGCATTCATTCGAGTGATCATAGCCGGCATACGATTAATCCACGCCAAAATAGACGGCATCATCCGCTGAATCCCCTGATCCACCGACGCAAACAAAGGCTTCACAGACTCCGTGATAGACTTAATAACCGGATTCAACGCAACAAAAATCTGCCGCAAACCGTTCAAAAACGGGGCCATAGCCGTAGCACCCAAATAACCCAAGGCGCTCTTCACATTCTTCATAGCGCCCTCAAACGTCTTACCAGACGCCTGAGCAGCACCACCCATGCCAAGCTTCATCGCTGCCGCAAACGTGTTAAAATCAATCTGCCCCTTCGACACCATCTGCGACACCTCAGCCGAGGTTTTACCCGTCTGCCTGGCAAGCAAAGACAGCACAGGAACACCCGCCATCGTAAGCTGCAGCATGTCATCGCCCTGAAGCTTACCGCGGGCCATCACAGACGTAAAAATAGCGCCCGTATCCTGAAACGACTTACCCGAAATATAAGACACATCGGCGATAGTCTTCAGCACGTCCGTCATCTGCCCGCCAGACTTCACACCCGAAGCAGACAACGCCGCCGCAGTAGAAGCCGCATCACCCAACGCATACGACGTACCAGTCACAGCCTCAATAGCCGAATTCATAATCGACGACGTGTCAGAAGACGTGTGACCCAAACCAGTCAACTTAGCCTGAGCCTCATCAATAGCCATAGCGCGAGCAATACCGCCACCAATAGTCACATCATAGATAGACTTGAGGCCCTTCTTAGCAACATTGATGGCACCCACCATTGCGGCACCACCAAGCGCCAACTTCATGCCCTTAGCAAACAAGCTACCCGAACGCTGACCCTCCGCAGGCATCACCCCAGAAAGCTGTTTACCAACATCACTTTTAAGGCCAGGCATCTTCGTATACAACGACACATACGCGGAAGCAATCTCACCAGACATACACTATTCACCCCATAATATCAATCTCGCGAGACACCCCGCCACCAGCACGAACACGCGCCAAAATATCGTCCACCTGCCCAGACGTAAACCGGGCCCTACGCTCATCCGTAGGCCTCGCCACAGGCTCCGGCTGCCCCGCACTATTAGCAGACCTGTAATGATCCAACATGTCCAACACCGCCCACTCCGACCATTCAAACGGGCGCTGCCAACCATTCAGGTGGGCCGCCAACTGGCTAGACGTATCGGTACACAACACGCCAGCCAGCCGGACAGCCTCACCCCAACACATCTGCGGGCCACCAACACTATAAACAGAAACACCAAACTTGGTGCGGAAATCGTATTCGATGGCCCCACGATAATCATCAATCAGGCCGTGGAGCCAAACTATTCCCCCAAAGAGGCACCCTTACCGTCAGGCTTATATTCCATCCACTGGCGGAAAATCTCGGCAACACGAACCATAGGAAGCCCCTCCAGGGCCTCCACCGCGTCAGCCGGGGCGGCAGCCTCCAACATAGAAAACATCACCTCAACCTGGGCGAAATCCGCAGACTCCCCCGACTGGGCAATCTTAGCTGCACGGCGAAAAACGCGAGCAGGAACAGCCTGAGCCGTCTCCTCCGCATCCGCCAACACCCAGCTACGGTCACCAATCTTTAACGTGTAACCCGTGTCACTCATCTATCAACAATCCCCTAAAATCTTGTATCAGTTCCCGGACGGCGGATTCGGATCCGGCTCAGGCTTCGGAGGAACCGGGGCCGGAGGAGGAGTCGGAGGAGTATCAGCTTTTAAAGCCGTCATCCACCCCCGACCAGACACCGCATCACCCTTCTTATTAATCTGGGCAGGATACGCCTTCAACGTCACACCATACCCGTACACCTCGCCATTCTTGCCCTTGATCTCGTCACGATCGATCAACTCAACCTCAGGGAAATAGTAGCGAATAACCTGATCGCCATCAATAATATCCATCAGTAAAGCGTGCACGCCTGTTGTGGCACCAGGAGAAATATCGAACGAACCCGAATCGGCTCCGGCAGTAACCTTCGACTGCCAAAACAGCTCGATAACCTCTTTCTTGGATTCGATCAGCTGGAAAGAAATCTCGATAGAAGACTCGGTAGCCACAGTGCGAACAACATCCGCATTCTGCCAAGCCTTCAAATCATCCGTTTTACGCTCAGGCTTAATCTTAAACCCGTCATCCGACAAATACCCTAAAGCAGTCAACCCCTCAGGAACCGTCTTCACACCATCAATAGCGTCACCGGCATGAGCTTTACCAATATAGACGTCACCCGTAACAGCAGAGCGAACATTAGACGCTTTACGTGTTGCAGCCATCACAACCCCCAAAAACAATATCAAACAAAAAACAAACAACAATATCAAAACAAAACGTTTACTCGGATTCGGCAGGCCGACATATCAGCTCGAACAGCGAATACACATCAAAACGTGCACCATCAACCAGCAAATCAGGGCCAGTAGACCGTTTACAGTACACCACAGGATCACCATCCACACCATCAGCCAGCACAGCCTCAACACGACGCGCCAACGACATAGCACGATCCGGCGTATCCGAAAACACATTCACCCGCAAAAAAACCTGCTCACGAACATGCAACTGCGGGCCACCATCCAACGCCAACCAAATAAGGTCACCCTCAAAGCTATCCGGCACTGTCCCGGTGCATAGTATATCAGACAGCCAGCCATCATCCTTGAGCACGCGTTTAGCCCACTTCCTGGGGTCATCGTAGACGATCACGACGCAGCCCCAATCGAACGAGCCAACGTGCCATGCTTTGCCTCAATACGCTTCCCACCCTTATAGGTGGTGCCGATACGGGCCACAGCCTCAACACGGTGAACCTGCACCTCCGACGACAAACCATTACGGTATTGGGCCTTATCGAAAGCGTTACCGCCCACATTCGCCGAGGCCGCACGCTTGACACGCTCGCCACGCTCAGCCAACATAGCCTGCACCCCAGAAGACTTCAACACCTCACGAATACCCGGCAAGTTCAGCTTCACATTCACATCCTGAGCCACAATCTATCAGCCCTTCTTACGCTTCACATTGATCTGCGTACCAGCATCCCAGCCAGACATCGGATGATGCCACACCATAGGAGACCCGTCAGCCTCCCACACAACACCCCGAATACGCCACCGGCAACGATAATCAGCACCCACAACAGACTGCTTGAAAAGCATCGACCAATGCTCATAGTCAGAGTCACGCCCCGCGGCCTCATCCTCCTGCGAAACGGAAGCATAGATGGCCACGTTATGGTACACGGTTTCTACAGGATGCCCCCAATCCTCAACCTTGTCACCAAGATCATCGACACGAACAGTAGGTTGAAGCATCACAACCGTTTCACCATAAGGAAAACTGGTCATATCATATCTCCCACAAAGGGCCAGCGTAGCCGTTAATATTCGACCCACACGAGCAACCCTCACCCCACACAGTGGAACACACCTCAGAATGATTCACGCCACCATTCATGGTCGGTGTGATAGTGAACGCTTTACCAGCCCCACTATCACCCTCACACAACTTCTTCAACACGGCAATCTCAGAAGGCCACAACAAATTCGTGGGAGTATTAGACCGTGTAGTCTGGGCGAAAGGACCCGCAGACTCATACTGCACCTGACCCGACACGCCAGTATCATTCCAGCGCAACAAAGCCCTGCGCAGAATAGCCTTAGCGGCATCCTTGTATTTGAAATCCGGTTTAGCGATACAGGGGGCGACACTGACAGCCACAGCCTCCACATCGGCAATCATCGCCTCAAGCTTCTCTCTAGGAATATCGGCGAAAGGCTCAATATCCTCAGGCTTCAAAATGATACCCATCAACACCACCCCCTGCACACAGCATGAACATTATCGCAACAAATAGATCAGTTCTCGGCCGGCGGATTAGGCTTCGGGGCAGCCTTCTCCTTCACAACAGCAAACGAATCAAGCGACTCGATAGCCACATACAACACAGCCTCGGCACGAACCATAACCTCATTATGGCCCTTCAGGTCACGCCCAGTCTGATCCGGGTCACCATACTCGATAAGCTCGATCGGGAAGTTACGCTGGAACCCCCAATGAACACGCGAAAAATCACCAACAATCGCCTTAACACCAGAGTCAGGCGACATCTCCGGGGCACCCGAAACAGTCGAAGAAGCACCAACATTCAAGCCACGCCAATTATCCAAACCTGCAAACCCGGCGGCAGGATACATAGGCTGGCCGGCAAGCGGAGACCCCTTCGGATACACCTCAGTAGACAGGGCAAACGAGAACGCCGGATCCAAAGCAACACCGTTAGGAACCTGCAAACCAGCACCAGCGATAAGACCGACAGCTTTAATCAGATCAGCCGTAGCGCTATCGGTTGCATCAACAATATGCTTCGTCTTATCCAGCGAAGACTTGACAGCCGCAGCAGGCTTACCCGTAGCCGGATCAATACCGTGGAAGGCAATCAGATCCACGGCGCGACCAATCGAGGCACCCAGCGCAGGCGAAATCAGATCCTGCAAAACACCCAGACGGTAATCAGCATCAGCCCACATAAACTCGTCCGAGACACGCTGCTGAGTCACAACCTTGATAGGCTGCGCAGTAAACGCCGAAACATCAACAGACGCGGAAGGCTTAACCTCGCCCTCACCAACAATCTTAGCGCGAGGAACACCACTAAACACGGCACCCTTCACAGGGCCAAAAATAGTCGGCTGCTCCGGCGAAAGCTTCGCCAAAACACCAGAATCGATAGCACGGTCACGAACCGCACCAATCATAGAACCAGGAAGCTCAAGCTTCCCTGCAGAAAGAAAATCGTCAGCCATCACAAATCATCTCCTAGAATTATTTACAAGAGCATCCACAAACGCGACACCCTCACGTCGTTTAACATCATCAACGGGGGCACTCCCCGCAAGACGGCGCACACCCGCGCCACCACTACTATGGTCGATCAAACCCTTCAAAGCCTTAGCAGACTCCACCAGTGCTTCACGGTCGCTACCGTGCAAGAAAGCGATCGCATCACCCGAAAGGCCACACTCGGCAGCCACATCACGCTTCACACCCTCAAGAACAAACCCGTTGATCCGGTCTTCGAGTTCCTCATTCTTGCGGCGAAGATCATCAATCACAGACCCCGCATCACCATCCGAGGCGCGAAGCTTCTCCAACTCGGCGAAATTACTTTTAGCACGAGACTCCCACTTACGGGCCTCAGCCTTCCAATCCGTGCCAGAAGACCCAGAAGCCTCACCCTTCACGGAAACATCACCGCCACGAACCTCACCCGCAGCCCGCTCATCCTTCACAACATCAACAGTGACCCCATCCTTTCCGGAATCCACGGCACCATTGTCAACATCCTGTTCTTCAACTTTTTGATCGGCCATAGCCTAACCTACACTCCTTGCGGAAAACAACACAACATTGTTGACCCCCGTGCGGGAGACAACCCTGTGCACCAATAACCGGCGATGCACAACCGGAAACCACATCAAATTATCTCATGCCGCCAACAGTACGCATAGCCTTCAAAATATTGCCAGGCGACTGCTGCAACCCATGATCATCAACCCATTCACGGGCCTTCTCATACGTCCTCTGATACTCGGCATCAGCCCTATTGGGTTCCCAAGGGCCAACAACCTCCACCACCGTACAACCACAATGATCATGATACTTCGAACCAAGCGGACGCTTACCACCACGCTTATGACGCCGAGTATGACCGGTAGTAAGTGCCCTTTCTTTGGTCGTATAATCCGACCTCGTAGCCAACATGGCACAAAACGCGCACGGATCACCATCAGTCACCCGACGCCACGACCTACCCTGCGCACCAGCAGACCACTCAACCGTGTCACGACCAGCATTCATGACAGCCCGATTAACACCCGCAGCCATCGCATCAATCATGTCATTCGCCCTATCCGGGTCACTCTTAAGAATCTTCATAGTCGAAAACGACCTAGCCAAAGCCGCCGCAGCATCAAACTCGTCATACACGATCAAACCAGGATCGACACCGTTCAACCGGCGAAAATCTTGCACGAATTTAGCAGCCATCGATGCTGAACCGTCATGGCCGGCACGCTCCAACTCCACACACAAACGAACATACTGCGTGTCACTCATCTTCCCGGAATGCCACAAACGACCAAGCTCAGAATAATACCCAGCGTATTTCCCGGCAAAACGAATCGCCTGCCGCTGATACTCAGTCGCAGCAAGCCTCGCCTCAACCCCCGAAGCCATCGCCTATCATACCTCGTTAGTTTGACGCGATATAGCCCCAGCAAGCGCAGCCAACGGATCCGAAGATTCGGCACGATGACGCATCACAGCCTCAACCTGCACATCATCAAGCCCCAACATCTCCAACACCGTACGAGAATCCGCGGGCAAAATACCGGCACCCACAAGCTTCGTCACAGCATCAGCCGTAGCCGCCCGAGTCGGGGTTGAAGCATCACGCCAACGCAAACCAACATCACCAAAAAAATCGGCCTCATTAACACGAGAATCCAACGCCTTGGCAGCCAGGAAACCAACCGACAGCCAGCCCTGACCAAACGACGTTTGACGCCGCTCAGCACGCTTCACAAGCCGAGATTCCTCGGCAGCCAAAGCCTCCCCACTAGGTGGGTTAGACGTGATAAACCCGAAATAGCGTTCCGGAACCGCAGCCTCCCCAGCCGTCAACTGCGCCAACAGTCTCATCTGATCCGAATACGGTGTAGGACTATTGACAGGAAACGACCCCACATTCGGGGTATCACCGTCATCATCCTTATCAACAGCCCACACGGAAGCCATCGACAAGACCCAGCCAGGCTGCGAAAACTCGTCAGCCGACACACCCGTCACCCAACGCTGAGGATAAGCATAAAAATCACGATTCACAGACTGCCCCAACAGTGTGCGCACAGCCTCATCCGTGTAAGCCCTAATAGACCTCGTAATCTCCGAACGGCCATCAATCCTAGAAGTACGGCGACGATTCACAACAGGCACCAACGGAACAGCACCCAACACATTCTCGATACGGCCCGTCTCAACCCATTCACGCGAACCACGCCGCTCCACCTGAACAATCACATCAGGAAGCAACAACTCCGCCTCAACAACCTCAGGATCACACGTCCGCTGCACCACAAGGCCAGCATCCAAACGAGACCCGTCAGCCGAAAACTTGCCTGTGCAATTCTTTGGTGACTGCGGACGAACCGACACCGACCCATCATCCTGGGGAATGATAGCCACAAACGACAACCCAAAAATTAGTGCATCAAGGTGGACGTCGCATGACGCGGTTGATAAACGATTCGCAGCATACACACCATCCAGGCCGTAGCCGTCACCATTAGTCCAGCCAAGCCAATCCAGACGCTCCTCCAAAGCATCCACAGCTATACCAGGCCACGACACCACCGTTTGCACACGCTGCAACTCGGGAGGAATAGCCACCCCCAAATCACGCACCCGATTAGAGCCCTCATAGTAGCCCTCAATACGGCAATGCCACGAAGACAACCTTTGAATACGATCGTACATGCCCTCAATCAGAGCCAACTCGTCCACATTCATACCACAGACACCCGCTTCCTACCAGACCGTTCACGCCGCTTCACTTTAACTGTTTTCGCACCAAGATACGCCAGCGACACAGCCTCCAAAGGAACCTCAGAACCATCCTTAAACGAGGAACCCCAACCCCATGCAGACCCCTTACGCTTCTGCACAGCCGACCTCACAGCAATATCCAACATGTCACGGCGAGAATCAGCACGAGGATGAGACACAACACCCGAACGAACACCCTCCAAAAACGCCTGACACGCCTCCACATAAACGCCAGTATCGGCAACCACCACGCCCCGACCAGGTATGCCACGATCCGTCAACGCCTTCTGCAACAACACCGCACCAGACCCGGCAACCATAATCCGGTCAGTATCACCCCAACGAACCGCCAACCAGTCAGCCAACCGGCCCACACCATCAACAATCGTTCCCGACAGCCCATCAATAACCTCAACATGAACACCAGCACCAGTCCGGCCGGCACCCGCTAAAGCAACCCGATCCCCAGAACGAGAAAACGAGACACCAAACACTTTCCCGCCAACCAAACTCGCCTCATCCACCGCAGACTGAGCCCACTTATCCGCAGGAACTACAGACGCAGCAGACTTGCCACGATCCCACCAGCCAAGCCGCTCCCGAGCAAAACCGGCAGCAGACATCGACTCATGCTCATCCGAGACTGTCCCAAAATTCAGGCGACGACCCAACGCCGGATTCGTCTCCCCAGCCAACTTCCGCCACTGCCGCGACACATCATCCGGATCAGACTCGTCAGGAATCGAAAACTCCGTCCACGCAAACCTTTTACCACCCGACAAAGCCTGCCCACGCAAACGCAACACAACCGAACCATCCGCCAACGGCCCAGGCGGCGTACCAAGGAAAATCTGCTGCGGATCACCAGACGGGGCAGCACTCACCGTAGGAAGCAAAGCCTCCAACTGCTCATCCGACAACTCCTGAGCCTCATCACACACCAAATCATCAACCGTAAAACCGCGAGCAGAACCACGAGAACGAGCCACAAACTCAACCGACCCCCAACCCGGACAGCCACACTTCTTCTCAAACGTGGCACAATCCGGATGATGCAACACAATAGCCTCCTGACCATTCGTCGCACGAATCGACTTCACCATACGATACAAGTCAGGAAACTGCCGCTCATTCTCAAAAAACGACCTCAACCGCATAAACGCCTTACGAGCCGACTTCAACTCGTGAGCCGTATGCAAAATACGGCGACCCTGAATAGTCGCCTTAAACAACTCCACAACCTCAAGGATAGCGTTCTTGCCATTCTGGCGAGGCACAAACACCCCACACACACCCGAAGCAAGCCTGCCATTACCACCGACAGCCAGCCAATCATCCAACACCTGCTGCTGCCACGGATCAGGCGTCAACCCGTAAGCCCTACCAAGCTCACCCGCATCACCGCCAGCAGACACCGAATACGCCGCAGCCACCCGATGACGAGGCACCTGAGAACCAACAACGCTCGACATTAGGCCCCTTTACGCTTCCGATACCGATCAATCATCGCCACCGCAGAACCCCCACCACGGCCACCAGACACCACATCAACCGAATAACGATCCAACATACCCATAAAAGCCTTCACATGAGCACGAAGCGAAGCCACCAAATCAGCGCGACCCTCACGCCACACACAATCATGAATCACCGCAGCATCCATGAGAAACAGCCACTCCTCATCAGACACGTACTGTGCGCGACTATCCTCACCCCACACACGCCACCACCGACGCGTCTCCCCACACCAATCACGACTATCAGGAAGCTCAGGCTGCACAACACTCACCACCAACACAAAAAGTCGACAAACAGACAAATCCACAAAAGGGAGGTATTTCACTA